TTACTGCACCTGCTATTGGTTGATATACAATCAAAAATCTGATATAATTAGAGGGTCTTTCGACCCTCTTTTTTTTATGCACATTCTTGCCCTTATAACTATCGTAGTCATTGCTGTTTCAATGATTGTTCTATATGTTTATAACCCACACAGATGACTATTTGGAAAAACTATATTGATGCTTTGTTTGATACATTCCCTCAGTTAGAGGTAACTGAAGAGTGGGCAAGGTGGGAGAATAAAGGTGCTAATCTAACAGCAAATGTTCGCACTGGTGAACATTTTCTAAAGGCAAGAGAGGCACTCATAACAGATCCAAACGCTGACATATATAACACCATACTGTATCCTAAGACAGGTGCTAATCTTCCCTGCTTTGGTATGGATCTAATGAAGTTTACTGATAAGAAAGTTATCATAGTATTTGACTTCCAGCATCCAGTAGAGAATTATCTATTCTCGGTGGACACACTACCAAAGGATGATGGTAAGTATAGATTCTTTGAGATGGGTAATCATTTTTCTGAGAATATTTTTGTACGATATTGTAAACCCGATGGGGTTGATACCTATCTACCAACATTTAAATATTACTTGTCTAAGTATAAGGAGATGATAGATAATAATAAACCTGTTGGTGAAGACACTACATTCTATAGTGACTTTGATACATACATGACCAAACTTGATCCTGTTAGAGGATATTTAAAAACTAAGTTTGGTGCAGATAAGTCAGAGTCTTTTGTAAACGATTTTCTGTTTAGTTACAAATGAACCAAGATGTTGAAGATCTCTATGAAGATATGGAGAGGTTAAATGCTCTCTACGAAGAGTTGATGTGGGAATCTGATGTCAAGTTAGAGATGACTGCTGACTACAAGAACAATAGAATCATTATCATGCCAAAAGAATGACTATTACTATGCAATCACCTGAGTATCTTTTTCCTACAAAGATATTGATCTCAGAAGATAGTTCCTTCGATGAATACAAATATGATATGGTTCGTTGGATGAATGACTATTCATTTAAGAATGAATCATTTAAGAGGAGTAACTTTGGTGGATACCAGAGTCCAGATAATTTTTATTTGGAAGAATCATTTGCACCTTATTTAAATAGGTTGACTGAGTGGATTACCTCATCATATAAAGAGTATACTCGTGGTACTAAATTAGAAGATGAAAAACTTAGACTATGTAATATGTGGTTTAATTTTAATCATCAATACTGTTATAATGTACAGCACACTCATCCTGGTTGTTTATTAGCAGGTGTTATATGGATAAGAATACCAGAGAACTCTCCACCTATTGAGTTCCAAGACCCTTTTGCATTTGCCAGTTCAGAACTTAGTGATGATGCACACAGATCATTTGATCCTGTCGATGGTCAGATGGCATTGTTCCCTGCACATATACCTCATAGAGTTGATATAAATGAGAGTGAACAGACTCGTGTATCAATGTCATTTAACTTGGTGAACTATTGATGGAAAAAATAATTAAAGATGATTTTTTAGACAAAGAATACTTCAAACATCTTAAGAGAGAGATGTCTGGACATAATTTTCCTTGGTTATATCAGGCAAATGTTGCTCTGTACGGTGAAGCACAAGCAGATCATTTCTATTTTGTGCATAGATTGTATGAGGATCATGTACCAGAAAGTTCTTTCTTCAATGAGATACAACCAGTGTTAGAGGAACTTAAGGTTGGTGCTTTGATTAGAGCAAGAGTATTGATGTATGTTAATCAAGGTAAGCAAATTATACATGAGAGACATACAGACTATCCCTTCCCCCATACAGCAGCATTAATTTATTTTAATAACTGTAATGGTTTTACAGAATTTGATGACGATGAGCGAGTAGAAAATAAAGAAAATAGATTGGTTATGTTTGATGGATCTAAAGAACATAGCAGTTCAACATGCACTGATGACAAGATGAGATTGGTTCTAGCAATTAATTACTTCTGATAAATAACTTTAGATCAGATTGTGTCTAGATAATGCCTACCGCAATTAAGCCAAAACGAAGTACTACCATCGGACAGATTCCAGGTCTGTCCGATCTCCAAGACGGAGAGATGGCGATTAATATTGTAGACCAAAAAATCTACATTAGAAGTGGTAATAGTATAGAGACTGTTGCATCTGCTGCTACTGGTGCTGTTCCAGTTTGGAACTATCAAAATGCATCCGCAGCATTTGTTGTCAACAAACGATATGTTATTGATACTTCTGCTAGTGAACTATACTATTCTATGCCCACTGTGGGTTTGTCGGTTGGAGATAGTATTGAAATTCATGATGCAGCAAATACATGGCACATAAATAATGTTATTATTACTGACGCTGTGAATAAATTTCGAGATGCAATCGGAAATATAGAGGAACCTCCTCTGATTTTGGATGTTCCCTCGATTACTGTTATGTTGTTATGGAACGGAAATTATTGGAGTATCGTTAGTTAACATGGCACTATCACTTAGTAACTCACACTTCCAACCTAAAGATTCTAAAGGATACTATGTGTATGCTTTTAGGAGAGATGCTGATCATATGCTTCACCTCACAAAGGTAAGTACTGCATCAACCACTGAAACTTTTGATCCATTTAGATTAGATGGTTCACAAGTTGAGGGTTTCGGTGACTATCAAGATTATGTGGAAGAAACTACGGAACAAAAATCCAAGAGCAATCATCCACAAGATAAATATCAACAGATTCGCTATGACAGGCGAAACATAAATTATTTCCTAGATTCTGACGGATACTTAGTCCTTCAAGTCAATGGATCACACACCTACTCTGGACCTGTATAAAGAGCACTAACAATGGCAGAATTTAGACTTGGCAGACTGAAGTTCAACTGGCGTGGCGACTGGACAACCTCCACCGCTTATGTCATAGATGACATCGTGAGATTCGGTGCAACTTCTTTTGTCTGTATCGGAAACCATACCTCACAAGGATTGGCATCCAACTTTACCAGTGACTCTACTTACTGGCAAACACATACTAGTGGTTTTGACTACAAAGGAGAATGGACTACTACGACAGCATATGTTGTAGATGATGTCGTTCAAGAAGGTGGTAACCTTTATATTTGTACTAGTCAGCATACCTCTACTGGTCTTTCTAGTAACTGGTATAGTAATGACTTCCCTGCAAACTGGGAACTTTATGCAGAGGGTTTAAATTTCAGAGGTAATCTTACAACTAATACTTACTATGGTATTAATGATGTTGTAACCTTTGGTGTTAGAGAGTATCGTTGTACTACACCATTCCAAGTTGCTGCTGATATACATTCTAAAGCCACTGACCCTGCAGGTGTAGGATCAGATGGGTTCTACCCTCCTGCTCAGAACTTCTCTCAGATGTCAGCAGGTCTTGAGAACGAAGGTCAATATATCGAGACTGCTAGGTATGAGCGTGGTGACATTGTTGAGTTTACAGGATCAACTTATGTTGCTATTGGTACTAACCCTAGATCTAAACAGCCTAACGAGAACGAAACAGAGTGGAAGTTCCTTAACTTAGGTATTGGTACAGGTGCTAATGAAGCATGGGATACAAGCCGTCCATATTCTAAAGGTGAGATCGTAAGATTTGGTGGTAATACATATCAGGCTGACATATTAAAGATCGAAGCACACCAAAGACCAACAGGTATAGGTAGTACTACTATTGATTCAGGTATCAATGGTTGGTCACTACTACACCGTGGATTTAGTTGGACAGGTGCTTATACTACATCAACATACTATGAGATAGGTGACATTGCTGAGTTCCAATCTTCAGCATACATTTCAGTTGCTGCTACCAACTATGGTACAACTCCTGGAACAGACTCTACAATATGGCAAGCATTTGCTATTGGAGACAGTGCAGCACTCCTAACAACTAAGGGTGATCTACTCACAAGAAACGGTACAGGTCCAACACGACAGGGTATTGGTACTCAAGGTACATTCTTGAATGTAAGTACGAGTGATGAAATTACATGGGAATTTGCTGCTAAAAGAACTAAAGTTTATTATGTTGACTCCCAGAGGGGATCTAATGATAAGTCTGGAGAATCTCCTGACGCTGCTTTCGGAACCATTGCGTTCGCATGTACATCAACTAACCCACAGTTAGCTGTTGCCGATGCTGTTTACGATAATACTACTGGTATCATTACAGTTTCTACTGTTAAGAACCACGGTCTATTCGTAGGTGGTGAGATCAAACTGGTTGGTCTACACTTCACTTGTGCTTCTGGATTAGGTCCAGGAACAGACTTCCCATCAGGTGCGGAAGGATACTACTTCTCTATCTCTGGTATTAATAGTGACAGACAGTTTGTATCTCGTGTTGGTGCTTCAACAATCCCACACACTTATTCTGATCCACAACCTGCTGGTTCACTAAACCAAGTTACTAACGCAGCACCAGTTATTCTAAAACTATCTGCTGGTGTGTTCAACGAGGACTTACCTATTGTTCTACCTAAGAACTTCTCTATTGCAGGTGATGTTCTAAGAGGTTCAACGATTCAACCTAACTCAGGTATTTCGACTGATGGTGTTACACCGAATGATCGTTCAACGATGTTCTATGTGTCTGACGCTACAACGATTCAGGCGGTTACCATGAAGGGTCTGAAAGGATTTGCTTATGATGTTAATGATCCTTTCAATACAGATAAGATGCAACACAAGGTTGGTGTTGGTACTACCGCTTGTGGTGTTTATGTACGACTCAATCCTAATGAATCTATCTTAACAAGATCACCATACATTAAAGATTGTACATCATTCTCTGATGTTGCCAAGGATGGCAGTGGACATGGTGGTGCTATTGGTATTCTTATAGAGGGTGGACAACATCATCTAAACCAAGAAGGTGCTGGATATAAATCAATGGTCTTTGATGCATTTACTAACATCCATTCCGATGGTGTTGGATTTATGCTAGAAGATGACGCTGTTGCTGAAGTTGTTTCATGCTTCACATACTATTGTGCATATGGTTACTACTCTGATGATGGATCTGAAATCAGATCTCTATCAGGTAACAACTCTTATGGTACATATGGTGCAGTTGCTACAGGATTCTCTACTCATGAAGTAGCAAGACCTGGTAAACTTTACGGTGATAAGATGACCACCGTTGTTGGTACTTATGTTGGTAACCTTGGTGTTGGTGCTACTATGCGTGGTACTGTCTCAGGTGCTCGTGCAACACTAACAAACGATCAGTCTTCTGCTGACGCTATCTACTTCAAGTATAAAGCTGGATTTGGTAACACTTCTAGTGTTCCTACTACAATTAACGGTGCAGTAGGTATGGGTACTACAGTCTTCACTCCTGGTGAATATGTAGAACTTGATTCTGTCGGTGCTGCTGCTACTGGATACTTCCGAGTTGGTACTGGTGCTAACGCTGTTGCTGGACAAAAAGATATTCTTATTGAGGTTGCTGGACTAACTACATCTCCTACGGTTGGAGACGCAATTGGATTCACAACAGTTGGTATGGGATTCTCCGATACGAACACATATATTGTTAGATCACAAAGTAATTATGTACAAGGTACACAGTTAGATGTTAACGAAGCAGTCTACGATCCTTATGTTGGTATCGTTACTGTGTTTACTTCTACAGCACATGGTTTACTCTACGGAGATTATATTAGAGTTAAGACTGGATCTCTACTCTTTACTTGTGCTAAGGACGGTAACATTTCATCTACTGCATATCCTCGTCCTACAGATGCAATTGCTAACAATCCTATCCCTGTTCTTACAGGTACTGGATCAACAACACTTGTATTCAATGTACTAAACACAACAGGTGAGAACCAACAGTCTACTTATACTGGTGCTCATGCATACATTGGTATGCAAGGTGGTATAGGTAAGACATCTACTGCAGCAATCACTGCTGGTGATGGTAGAGCAACTGTTACTATCGCACCTGGAAAAGGATCTGCACCTAATGTTGGTAATGATGGACAAGAGTTTGTGATGAGAAGTAAGTTCTCCAAGATCAGACTAACTGGTCATGACTTCCTACTCATAGGTACAGGTAACACAACTAGCACTAACTATCCTAATGTTAATGAGAACAATGCCTCTCAGGGTAATGAAACTAACATTAGAAACACTGGTAAGATCTTCTTTGTATCAACTGACCAAGGAGGTAACTTCAGAGTTGGAGAATACTTCTCAGTTAACCAGTTGACTGGTGCTGCTACCTTGGATGCTTCCGCTTTCAACTTGTCTGGTTTGACAGAACTAAGACTGGGTGCTATCGGTGGTCAGATTGGTGAAGCGATTAACGAATTCTCATCTGATGAAGCGATGAGTGGAGACTCTAACCTTGCTGTTCCTACTGAGAAAGCAACTCGTGGATTCCTCACAAGAGGTAAGATGGATGCTACATCTGGCATCATGGTTCCACCTAGAGGTAGTCAGGCAGGAAGACCTACTGGTTCTGCTTTATTAGAAGGTGGTCTCCGTTATGACACTGATGCTAATGGATTTGAATTCTATAATGGTACAGGATGGTTACCACTAGGTTCTTACGCTAATGTTAATGTAACTGGTAACGGTACTACTCTTAAGAACAAAGAGCAAGCATTCTGTAATACAACATCAGGTGGATTTACAGTTACCTTACCTTCATCTCCAGTCCAAGGTGATACAGTTAGATTCTTTGATGTCGCAGACACATTCGATTCTAATGCATTGACTATTGGTAGAAATGGTAACCCAATCATGGGAGACAACGCTGACCTAACAGTCACAACTGAAGGTGCAGCATTTGAATTAGTTTTCTATGATGGTGTACAAGGATGGAGAATCATCACAATTTAATTCTCTTTGATGGGAGTGTATCACTCCCTTTTTGTTATATTTTTTTCTAAATACTAATACCACAGAGTATAAGCAATGGCTAATTATCAAACATATAAGAAGATTCAGGGGGGAGATGCTATCATAGCAAACTCCTTAGGACCAGCACAGGTTTCTGGATTCTCTACTGCGGTTGTCTGCAAAAGGTTCTTTAGTAACTGCTGTTACTGGAGTCCTACTAATGGAGGTTGTTGCTGCAATTGGACTGCACCAGGTAAGGCACTGACAATTCGATTTGAGTTGCAGGGATCTGGTGGTTCAGGTGGTGGAGGAAGATGTTGCCAGTCTAACATGGGAATTCCTGGTGGATCTGGTTCATATGCTGTTAAACAAATATATTCACACGAAGGAGAATTTACACCTGGCTCTTCACAATATACAATCTGTGCTGGTGGTAGTAACAGATGTAGTTGTTGTGGATGTTGTCATGGTAGAACAGGTTGCGGATTCTGTGGTTGCGTAACTTATGTTCAGGGTAGTGGATTAAATAATTTCTGTGCTAACGGTGGTGCTTGGGGTAGACAGAAGTGTGGTGGTTGGTGCTACAATTGCATGTATCATGCTCAATGTAACCAGTGCTATAGTGAGGTTCAGTCTTGTGCTTGTGGATATGACTACGCTATTGGTGGAATTCGCTCTGTGTATCATGCTAACCAGTATTGTCATACTGAGTTCAGACAAATGGCATCAGGTGCTTCAGGTCCATACGGTGCACCTGCATCATACGGAAGAGACTTCTGTTCTAGAGGACCGATTCGTGGTTGCTGTAATGGTCACTCACTCTATCCAGGTGGCGGTGGATTTAGTCCATCTACTCAAGGTTCTGACTGTTGGGGTGACTGGGGACAAGCAGGAATGGTTGTTGTCACCACTTGGTCTTAATAAATAACAAATGAAGGAGAACACCTGAAAAAATCCAATGGCTAACATAACAAAAACATTTTTATTTCCTGTACCGAGTGCATGGAAGGGACAAGATCAAGACGATGCACAGGTAGGTGTTGACACCTATGTTGGACCCAAAAATCTTTCTGTAATTATGAAGAAGGATGCTGCTGGTAATAAAACTAGCGAAATATTTGAGGTATATGATACTGATGGTTTTGAGTTTCCAACTCCACCCATCGATACATATGTCGTCAACTTAGACGCTGAAGTATATCCAATACATGCTGCTGCTATGTTCGGTGGAGTGTCAGCACCTTCAAAGATAGAAATTGTATGTGGTCCTTCATCAGAACCTAATCCTAAGATTTCAGATCCATATCATTTCCATGAAGTGTATGATATGAGATCATTCTATTATGATCCTACACTTAATAGTGGTGCTGGTGGTTGGTCTACTCCTATATTTGCTACTGATGCTCCTAGTCCTGGTGAAACAGATGACCATAGTTTTGGATGGGATTGGGTGCGAGCAGAGAGAACTTCTAGACTTAACTCTAGTGACACTCGTATTGCAGAAGACATGCCTGAGTCAGTCAAGCAACGCTGGAAAGATTATCGTACAAAACTAAGAAACTTGCCAGCAGATTGGGCAGGTATCGGTACTGCTACACACCTTATTGTTTGGCCAATGGATCCAGATGATCAAGACAACCCAGACTTTGTACAGGTTGCAGACTAGACCCAAAACAA